ATCTGCGTGCGGCCATCCTGGTCGGTGGACTGCTGCACCTCCGGCTTGCTGGGTGCGCCGATCACATTCACAACCACCCCACCGCCGCCTAGCGCATGGTTTGGCACGATCGAACCCGAACCGCTCGGCCGGAATAGTTCCGGACCCTGCTCGCCCACCAGGTACAAGCCGCCGGCGGATACCGGCCCGCCCGCAGCGCGCGCGCCGTCGACGAATAAGCCGCCGCCGTAGCTAGGCGCTGACATGCTCCCGCCGTAGAGCATGTCGCCAGCCACCGGCATCGTGCCGCTGCCGGCAGCCGCCGTTGCCGCGCCACTGAAGGCGCCCGTGCCGTCGGCCATCCCACCGCCCGCAAGCATGCTGCCGACGAAGCTGATCCCCATTTGCGCCAGACCCGAAATCGCTGCCCGCGCCTGGATGCGTGCAAGATCAGCGATGACGCTCTGGGCGAAGCTCTTGAAATCCAGCTTGCCCGTTGTGGCGAACTTGGCGACAGCGTCTTCCATCGACTGGAACGCGTTGGAAAAGAGCCGCTCCGCCGAGGCCGCCACGTTGGCTGCCGCGTCCCGGTAATCCGCGAGCGCCGACAGCGCACCGAATTTCCAATCGGATTGCTTGGCTGCCAGTTGGTCGTAATACGCACCTAGCTGATCCAGCGCGGCCCGCTCGCTCTCATTGATCTTGGCGAGCTCCTCGTTGTAGAGGTCAGAGCCAACGAGCCCGCGCTTGGTCATCGACTTGTTCCAGTCGGTGCGCATGCGCTCGAATTCGCGGTAGATCGACTTCGCCGCGTTGACCTGCTCGTTGGCGCGCTTGCCCAGGCCGAAGGCGTCAAGCTGTCGCCCGAACTGCTCACTGCGCGCCTGTGCGGCATCGGCAATTCGGACGTTCATCCCCTCTGCCTGCTGGCGCGCGTCTTCGAGGAGCTTTCGCTGTTTCTCCAGCTCGGCGGTTTCGTCCTTGCGCTTCTGGATCGCGAGCTCAGCCGCGATATTCAGGTCGAGCTGGGCGCGGATCTGATCCTGGTGCGTGAGCAGACTCTTTTGATCTGCGGTCAGGGTCTTCTTGCCCTTGATGTCCGCAATCTGCTGCTCGAACTCAGCGCGCGCCTTCTGACCAGCGGTGAGCTGATCCTCGACAGCCTGCTGCGCGACCAGGGCGGCGCCGGTCTTGCGCAGGTTTTCCAACATGCGCGCGCCAGCGTCTTCGGTGGCCGCCTTCGGCGCCTTGTCCTTGTATTTCTCGTTGATGGCAGCAACGCCCTTGGCGTATTCCTCCGCCGACAGCCCTGCCTTTTCCGCGTCGGACTTGAACTTCTTCAGATCGTCATCGCGGATCTGCTGGCGCGACCGGACGCTCTTCATCAGTGCGTCGATCGACACCCGCGCGCCAATCTTGTCGTCTTCCGCGCGCTGCTTGGCCGCCTGATCGGAAGCCTTTTTCGCATCGGCGACGACAGCATCGTTGTACTGCTGCAGGCGAGACCGATTCGCGTTGAGCGCTGCCTCGAGCTGCACCGTGTTGTAGCCCTTGGCGCGAGCCTCGGCCAGCTCCTTTTCCTGCTGGGCCATCGCGCGATAGAGCCCGTTGAGCTTGTCGCCCGCCGTCTCCGCTCGGCCGATACCTGCAATGGCATCCCAGGCCTTTTTCGCTGTCTCGGTCAGGCCGATCCAGGCGAGTTCCATGTAGCCGACGTTGCGGCGCACCTCCAGCGCGCGATCGCGCAGCGCGTCCGCGAACGTCTTTTGCGCCAGCGCCGCCGCCTCGTCAACTTGGCCGGCGCGCTCCAGGGCGGCGATCTGCTCATACACCGCACCGGTCAGGTAGTGGAATTGCTCGTTCAGCTTGACCGAGGCCTTGGCGGGCTCTTCGGCGAGCTTGACGAAATCCTTGATGGTTTCGTCGATCGACTGTCCGGTCGCCTTTTCCATGGCGATGGCAGCCGACGAAACCTCGACCATCTGCTCACTGGCGACGCGCCCTGTGGCTGTAATGCGCGTTAGCACATCCGCCGCCTGGTGCTGGGTGCCGATGACGCGCGACACCGACTCGGCCATGGCAGCCATCTGTCCGCTGGACACGCCGGCGTAGTGGCCGGTCATGATCAGCGCGTTGGTGTAACCACGGGCCTCTTGGGCGCCCGTCATCCAGGCATACGCCAGCGCACCAGCTGCGGCCGCGGCGACCGTTGTCGGCGTGATCAGGCTGGCAACGTAGGACGCAACGCCTTTGAGCGCTGGGCCGACACCGCCGAACATGTCCTTGAGCTGGCCGCCTTGCTGCGTGAGCACCAGCATCGGGCTCTGCCCGCCGGCGAGCTGCGTGACGATATCGGTGATCTGCGGCGACACCATGCGCATGGCCGCCGCCGTCTGCCGCGCGGACATGCCGAGGTTCTGCTGCGCCGTGTCGCTCGCCTTGCTGGCGACTTCCACGGCGCGCAGGCGCTCGATGTACTGCTGTGCCGCTGCGGAGACGCCGAGCTGCTCGGCACGGAGCGCCGCATATTCTGCCGCCGTCCGGCCGGCCCGGTCTGCCTGCCGCTCGAGACCGCGGAGGAAGCGCGTTGCGGCCGCATCCATATTCCCGGCAGCGGTAGTGGCGGCCTGGCCGATCGATTCCACGCCGACCGCTGCCCTACCTCCCTCTTTCGCGACCGAGGCCGCTGCCTGGCTGATCGTCTCGATCCCCTGCGCAGCGCGGCGCCCTTCAGTGGCGACGGTGCTGGCGAGGCCGGTTACTGCACTACGGGCCTCCGACACGCCGGCGCGCACGCCGGACACGTCCGCGCCCACCTCCAGCGTCGCTTTACCGACGACGGACTCTACCATCTCATTCCCCGTTCATTTCTGCCAGAGCAGCGTGTTCCATGATCCGAATGCCCGCGAACACCTCGGCATGCTGGTCGGCAGCTACCTGCAGGAGATGAAGCACGACCGGGATCGCTGTGTAATCGAGGCCGATGGGGCCGCGCGCCCCGATCCGCCACTGCGTACCGAGGCGCGCAAACACCTCGACCGTCGTGGCGTTATCCGGCCACACCGCAACAGGCTCCGGCTCCAGGTCTTCCGCCGTCAAACCGAAGGCGGAAAGCTGATCGGCATCGTGCGACCGCCAGTACAGCCGGCGCGCCGCCTCGATCAGTTTCCCCGGCGCTGCCCCATCAGTTCGGCCGCGTACGCATCGAAGATGGCGCGCGGTGCACCCGGGTAGTTCTGCACGACCTGGTTGAGCGCCTCGCGCGAGAACTCCGCGTCAACGTCTTCCCAGCCCGCGATGATTTCGAGCAGCACGGAGGCGTCGTCTTGCCCCTCCTCGACTGGACGCCGCAGGTATTCGAGCGCGTCGTCGCGGGCCTTGTGCTTGAAGGTCAGCTTGAGCTTTTCGCTGCGGCCACCAGCCGCCGGAATATCGACCGTTGTGGTGAACGTCGGATTCGGGTTGATCTGGAACATCGGTTTAGGCTCCTGCGTAGCGGGTGACTTCGCCGGTGAGCGACAGCGTCACCGCGATGGTCATGGCTTCGTTTTTGGTGGTGGTCGGGACCTTGGAGAACGACACATAGGCGCGGGCGTACAGCTTCGAACCACCCGGCAGCGTCATCAGGATCGAGCGCGGCTCACGGTCCTCATCGGCCGCAGTCAGCACTTCGTAGTGGGGCAGACTCGGATCGTCCGCGATCGTCAGCGCGAACGATCGAGCGCTACGGATCGTCGGGATCTGCTTTTCGTCGCCCGTGTCTTCCAGGAACGAATAGTTGTAAAACTGCTGCTCGCCACCCGACGCGGCGGAACTCAGCACCTGACTGATTTGCTGCCACGTCTGCACCGCGCGGACCGAGCCGATGCCAGTGCCCGTCGGGTATTTCGACACGTTGGTCGTATCGAGGCCCTCGAGCGTGAATTCGTCGACGGTCGGGGCGTCAACTCGTGCCACACGGCCGTCAAGACTGGACCAGCCCGACACGATTTCGACGATTGCGCCGTCGGTCAGGCCGTGCGCTTGGCTGGTGACGTGTGGCGGCTTCGCGTTGGTGATAGCCGAGAACGGCTTCGCGGCGCCATAGGCCGAAGCGATGGCGAACGTTGTGCCGTTGGGAAGGCGAACTGCCATGGTGATCTCCAGAAATGAAAAAGCCCGCACAAGGCGGGCAGAACGAACAGCAGAAAAAAGAATGGTGTGGCGCTAGGGCTGCGAATTGTAGAAAGCCTCTAGATCGGCGGACGTAAACTTAAACCGCTCCACCCACTGTCTCTCGGGACTATCAGCGAGCAAGTGCGCCGCTGATTCGAACATCCCGGCGTAACGGGTAAGAAAATGTGCCATGACAAAAACGAGCATCGTCAGGATCGCGTTTGCAAGTTGTTGCTGTACTTCATACGTGCGCGCATCCCGGACCTGTAGGGCCGCGGCATAGCTCGAGTGCGAGTAGCCGCACAGATAGCTGTACATGTTGCGGAAGTATTGCTCGTTAAAACCCACTGCTACCGCGAGCTCGTGCCACTGCAAGCCCATTGACCAGTCGGCCTTCTTGATGAGGAGCTTGCGCGACTTTTCCGCAAGCTGCAGGAACAGTGGATCGCGCTCGATCTCTGCCCGAATTTGATCAACCTGGACCCTCTCTGTCTCTTGCTTCTGCCGGCTTTCCGCCAATGTCGCGGTGTGTTTTTGGCGGTCCATCAGACCACCAAACACCCACGTCAAATGCCGGTAGCGATTCACGTCATCTCGCGTGTCGCCAAAGATATAGGCGAACACGATGTAAGCCTCAACCGCAGAGCGAGCCAACACCTTTATCGACCCATGATCCAAATACTGTGCGTGGGCGCCGCGAATTAATAGCGTCGACCCCCCGCTAAGCGTATGGATCGCGTGAAGGTGAAATGTGAACTGCTTTGCTAGTGCCTGTCGGTCGACCTGCCAACCACAGCCGTCTGGCACCGGCATCCCTGCCTGTGCGTCCACCATCGCCATTGCGAGCTGAAGAAAGCCCGCGAAGCGTTGCTCAATGTTCACCTCACTGACATGCACCATGGCCCACCTACTCCGCCTCAATTGAGTACGAAGGATAGAGCGGAGCAGAGCCCAAGTACAAGGCGAGACCCACCCAGATGACCCGACAACAGGGCACAAACTAGCCAGCACGTGGGAACCACACCGAAAAATCCTGGGTGGCGCCGCGCAGCTTCGTTTCGGGCTCCAGCGTCGCAGCAAGCTCACCGAGCGGCGTGGCCTGCAGCACGTCGTCCAGTTCGAGCACGTCTGCAATGGCGCGCATCAGCGCGTTCGCCTCATCGCGCGTTTTCGCCCACACGTTGAACTGAAACCGCCCGTTGCGTTTGTCTGGCAGCCCCGCCAGGAAGGTGAACGCCTTTCCGCCGATCTGCGAGTAGGTCGCGTATGGCAGCGGGGTATCGGCCGGCGCCTCGTCGGGGAAAAGGCGGTCTTCGACCATCGGTGCAACCGCACGCTGGAGTTCTGCCTCAACTGTCATAAGGCACCTCTGCGGCAACCTCATTACCAAAATCGTCCACCACCGAGCGCCGCAACGCCTGCGCCATCTTTTCGACGGCCCGCTGACGCATGGCTTCGAGGGCGGCTGGCGCCTGGTCATAGGCGCGCCGGATGAACGAGTGCGGCGGCACCCACTGAATGCGCTTCTTGCGTCCGTCCACCTTGCGCACAAGCCAGTGGCCGTTTTCGATCAGATGACCGTGCGGCGCCTTCTTGGCATTCCACGAAATTCGGTAGACCGCCTCGCCGGCACTGGACTGCTGGTCGGCGTACGCGCGGTAAATCGCCTCACGAAGCTGGCCAGGCCGCACGCCTTTCTTTTCGGTGCCGCGGTAGATGGGCGCCAGCTTGCGCGCCTCGTCGTAGAAGACCAGCGCACCGGCGTGTGCAACCGACCGAACAACGTGCTCCTCCACATCGTCTGCAAGCTGCTCAAGGCCTGCGAACACATCACCGCTCAACTCGAACATGATTACCCCTCACTGGCACCGAGCGAGACGACCAGGTCGACGTGCTCGCGATTGATCTCATCCGGCAAGACGGCCTGAATATCAGCAGGCTTGCCGCGGTAGATCACCCGCCAATTAGCTGTCACGTCTGTCCGGTACCGGATGCGCAAGCTGAGCTGCCGAGTGGCCGTTTCACGGCCGGCGGCGATCACTTCGCGACCGGATTGCCCTAACGGCCGCGCCCATGACCGTGCGACCGTTTCCCAGGTATCGGTGGGCTGCCCCGATGGCGTCCGCCCCTTCACACGTCGCTGCAGCTCGATACGCCGACTATTGCGTCCGAAATCCATACTCAGATCTCCACTAGGCGGCACGGATCGAGCAGGCGGCCAACGAACGGGCCCGGCACCGCGAACGTCTGACCGTACGTCACGCTTTGCCGAACCTGCGACAGCGTGCCGAGCTGCAGGAGCATCCACTGCACTACGGAACGCGGCACCGCGGCTGGCTCCGCCCATGCGCCGCACTGGAAAGTGACACGCACCGACGTTGCGTCCTTCGGCAGGTCTCCACGCAGCACCAAGGTGCCGGCGTCACGGATGCTGCAACGATCGAGCGGGAATTGCTGCTCCTCGCCGTTGCCGTCCCGATACTCAACGTTCGTCACACTGGTAACGTCGTTCCACAAGCGCAGTTGGGCGGTGAGGCTGTCTGCGCGCACCATGCATGTCTGCGGCAGCAGCGGCCGGATCAATTCGTGCTCGGCCATCTGGCGCACGGCCTCGATCGCGGCAAGCAACAGTGCTTCGCCGCCGGAATCCAGCTCGCCGTCCTCGATACGCAGGTGCGTCTTCGCCGTGGCGAGGCTAATTGCTTCCTCGGCCGGCGGCTGGATCACGATGCGCATGACTTATTTGAGCGAAAGTGCGTACGCAACGGAGGCCGGGTGCGCGCACAGCTCACCGGCGGCGGTCGCGAGCGTGTCGTCGTCGACTTCGACAACGTCGTTCGGCACACCGAAGCGCCCTTCGACCAGCACGCGTGCACGAACCCGTTTCTGCGTCGTCTGCTGCGGAGCGCTCGGCTTCGTGCTGGCAGCGCCTTCGCGCTGCACCTGCTCTTTATCTGCGTCGCCGGTTCCGGGTTGACCGGTTTGGCTGTTCGCCTCGTCCTGCTTGCCCGATTGGTCCTGCGGTTTTCCCGCCGCACCCACCCCACCCGATTGGGCCGAGAGCGCCGCGGTTGCGGCAGCTTGATTTTTTGCCATGTTCGAATTCCTCGTTCTCGGTTGGTGCGGTCACCTGGACCGCACCGTGCTTTGGGTTGACCGCGCTTTTACGCGGCCGGGTTCTGGAACGTCTTCACCGCGCCGCCACCATCGACCAGATTGCCGCCCTGGCGGTTGAACGCCACGAAGCCGATCTGGCCGTACTCGATGTACTTGGAGTCGGCCATGCGGAACATGGTCAGGTCCATCACTTCGCGGATCATGTACTTCGAGTAGTCGCCGAAGGCGATCGACTTGGCGTTCGCAGCCATCGTCGGCATGGCCTGATCCACTGTCAGCGGACGGTTGAGCAGACGATCCGGCGCGCCGCCCGGATTGCCCTGCTCGTACCCCGGCACGAAAATCGGGCGACCGGTCGTGTCCTTGATCTTGCGCACCGCCTTGATGGTCTGGTCGTGCATGAGCCAGCCCGCCTTCGGGTTCGCGCGGTAGATCGGATCGACACTGTGTTCCAGGTCGACCAGATCGTCGTAGAGGACGCTGGTGACCTGGCCGGCTGCGCCCACCTTGCCGACTGGCGAGGCGGTCACGATGCCCATCGGCTGGGTCACGCCGTCGCCGATGACGTAGTGCTTGCTGGTGATCCGGCCCAGGCGCATCGCGAGCAGGCTACGGATGTACAGCTCGATGTCGAACATGCTGTCCTGGATCAGCTCGAACGGAACGGCGATCGACTTCGAGCTGTACTTGAACACCTTCAGGACGGTGTTGCCGAACGTGGTGTCTTGCTTGCCCACCTGGGCGTTCTGGCCAACGATCTCGCCTTCCTCGGCCGTGGCGTCGGCCGTCGGGAAATTCATGTCGGCACCGGTCGACGTCTGGATCACGGTGGCCAGATTGCGCAGGCCGCCAAAGGCGCGCATAGCCTCGGTCAGCTGGCGGTAATACTCCTGCGCCACGGTGTAGCCGCCCTCGGCCGGGTTCGTCGTCGACATGGCCGCCTGAATGTCGGGGCTGCGACGGGCGCGCACACGCTGCACATCCTCCTGCTCCATGGCTGCATAGCCGCCGGTCAGGTATGCGCGCAGCGCGCGCGATTCCTCGCTGTGCGCACCCGGCGTGCGCACGGCTGCGTCAATCAGGCCGTCGGGGCGGCCGTTTGCAGCTTCTTCGCCCAGACGGGCCAGGTAGTCTTCGTGGCGCTTGATCTCTGCATTGACGTTGTCGAGATCGCGCATGCCATCGTCATAGGCCTTTTGCTGCTCGGGGCCCCACTTATCCCCTTGATGGTTCTCCATCAGGCTGTTGATGTTCTTCGCGATGGCGTCACGGCGCTCCCGCAACGCTTGGATGCTTTTGGACATGAAATCTCCGGAAGTAGAAAAGAAAAAGGCCGCCCAATGGGCGGCCCAGGCCGACGCGGGAGCGCGTCAGGTTCGTTGTGCCAGGTCGAGCCGGCGGCGCATGGCCGAGAAGTCCGGCGCCTGTGCGGGGGACGTCGGCGCGGGTGCATTTACAGGCGCAGCAGGCTCTTTGCTGGCGGGCTTCGGCGCATTCGAATAGGCCTGCAGATTCCAGGCGGAGGCCTTCGCAGACGGCTGCGCCGTTGCATCGGCCTTACGGTCGGCGAAGCCTTTTTCGACGGCCTCGTCGGCGCCGAACCACGTTTCCGCGGTCATCCACGCAGAAATGTCGTCGGCGGACTGGCCGCTGCGCTGTTCGTAGGTCCTGACGAGCGTTGCATCGATCTTGTCGAGCAAATCCGCTTCCGAGCGCAGGTCGTCGGCGTTGCCCCACAGCGCCGTCCAGGCCTTGTGGATCATCAAGAAAGCACCATCCGAAATTTCGATCTCATCGGCGGCCATGATGAGGAAGCTCGCTGCGCTGGCGGCCAGGCCATCCACGTGCGCGATCACCTTGGCCGAGTGCCCGCGCAGCGCTGTTTCCATGGCGCGCGCAGCGAAGACGTCTCCGCCGGGGGAATTGACCCTCAGGTGGATTACGTCGGCGGTAATACCGGCCAGCTCTTTGACGAACGTGGTGGCCGATACACCGCCCCACCAGTCATCGGAAACGATGTAGTCATACAAGTACACCGTCACCTCGTTATCGCCGCTGGCGACGACGTTGAATACGCGCGCGGCGGCGCGGTTGTCACTCAGCAGCTGGAGGATTTTGTTTTGGCGCATCGCCCTTTCCTTCGTTGAATTTGTCGCCCGGCTTCGGGGCCGGCAGATTGAAGCGCCGACGGACCTCTGTCCGCGTCATCCACCCCGGCTCTCCGGCTCGGCCGTATGCGATACGCGCAGCTTCGAGCCGCGATTTCAGGTCGCCGCGCTCGAGCGTCTCGGTATCGAACTCGACAAATACGCCCCGGTTGCCGCGGTAGATCTTGCGGTTCAGCTCCTGCTCGATCTTCACCAAGTGGCGCTGCATCGTGTACTTGACGAAGCCGATGCCCATTTGCTCGACGCCGCTACCCCACCCAGTGGTCTTGTCGGTGTAGCCGATCATGTAGGGCGGCACGCCGAAAATCCGCGCGGTGTCTTCCACCGAGAGCTGGAGCATTTCCAGCAGCTGCGCATCCTCGGGAGTAATGCTGATCTGCTTGATGTCCATGCCGCCGGTGAGCACCACGGGCGCGCCATTCTTGCCGGCCGGCCCGCTGTAACGCTGCAACCACTGCTCGCGCAGCTTGTCGATGTCGGTGCCGTCGAGCTTCTTGGACTCTTTGTCCTGCGTGAGGACCAAATCCGGCCGCATGTTGTCGAGCATCGATTCGGCCTGCTCGCCGCCGACGTTGGCCAGCGAGACGGAGCGGCGCAAAACATGCCGGATCTGCGACATGCCGCGGCGGCCGTCAAATCCCGGGCCCGGCACGTGGATCATGTCGTCCTGGTCAACCACTTCGACGTTGCCATCCTCATCCCACAGGTAATAGAGGAGCCGCTCCCGGTCCGAACTGGGCTGAGGGTCAACCTGCAGCGCGTGATACGGCTTGAGCGAAACGACGTTCGGCGAATATCGGCTCGGGCGACCGATGCGCATGAACATGTCGCCGTGCAGCAGCAGCGATTGCGCGCCGAATTCCCACCCGACCGGCGCGGCCCAGCGCGGGTGCATTTCTTCATTCAGCAGCCACCAGAGATCCGGCCGATGCGCTTCGCCGATTCCGTCGACCAGCTTGTAGGTCTCAAGCGTGAGCGATGCCAGTGCGCCACCGATGAGCGATACGCATGCATACACCGCACCGATGCTCATCGCCGTGCGCTCGGAAACTGGGCGCCCTGCACCGCCCAGGCCACCCGTGAGCCAGCCATAGGCCTCGGTCCCGGAACGAATATCCGACACCGGCACCGGCTTTACCTGCGCCTGCGCGCGCTCCGCTTGCCGCTGCTCGCGCCAGGCATTGAGCACGACAGACCCAGGCTGGCGCACTCGCGCCTCGTTGTACCAACTCTGTGTCATAGCACGATGATTCCGGATTCGGGTTGCTGGGGTTCGATGGCAACGGCGCGGCTCAAGGCAATAACCGTGGCCACGGCCGGGTCGATGCGACCGCGCCCCTTCGATCGCTTTTTGTCCGGCCGGAAATTGCCATTCGTATCGAACAGCAACGCCACGTTGAGCGTCGCCCACCGCAGCACGGGGTTACCTCCGTGGCGGAATTGCTTGTTGTAGATCAGTTCTTCGAAGCGGCGTGCGCCGGGATACATGCCTTGTGTGTTCTGCGGCACCTTCACCATCACCAGCCCCTCTTCGAGCAACTCATTCACCAGGTGCGCAGCGTTCCATTCGTCGTAGCCGATCTCGACCACTTCGAACATCCGCCGCGCCTCCAGAATGCGTGCCTTCACCGGCCGGTAGTCGACGATCACGCCTTCGGTGGCCTCAAGCCAACCGTCTCTGACCCAGCGTGAATAGCGGGCACGCTCGTCTTTCTGATCGGATTGCTGGTCAACGCGCTCCTGCGGGCACCAAGTCCAGACGAGCACATGCCACTCGCCATCTGGATCGTCATCCGCCGGCGGGAACACCAGCGAGAACGCGGTCAAATCCTGCGTTGCAGAAAGGTCGAGACCGCCGTAGCACTTGCGCCCCGCGAGCGTCGAGATATCAAACGGCTTGGCGCCCTTGTCCCACGCCTGCGGGCTGATCCAGCCGTCGGCCGAATTCACCCAGACGTTGAGATCTTTGGTCAGGAAGTTGACCAAGGCGCTCGGCAGAAACGCCGCCTTACGCGCCATGTCGCGCATGTACTCCATGCGCTTCGAGCTGCCGAGACCCGGATTCGCTTTGATCCAGACGCGCTCGTCAAATGGATCGTCGTCGACGTCGATCGTGTAGACGTACCCGAAATACGAATCGTCGGTGCGCTCCCCGCGCAATACCTCGATGAGGTACCGCCGCTGATCAACGCAGATGCCGTCGAGAATGAAACCGGCCGTGGTGATCGCTGACAGCAACGGCTGATCACGCGCACCGAGCGCAGTTTCCATAACGTCCCAGACGTCCGGTGTCTTCTGCGCATGCAGCTCGTCGAACAGGATCGCGTACGGGTTCAGACCATCGAGCGATTCGGCATTGGCCGGGAGCGGCTTAAACACCGCGCTGTCGAACGTGATCTGCTCGAGGTTGCGCCCTTCGTGAATCTTGAACGACCGCTTCACACCGGCCGAGCGCTTGGCCCAGCGGCGGAAATTATCGAATGCCGGCTTGAATACCGACATGGCCTGGTCGCGCGTGGTGGCCACCGCGTAAACCTCGGCGCCAATTTCCCCGTCCATCATGAACAGGTATGCGCCCTGCGGCCCCTTCCAGGTCGATTTTCCGTTCTTCCGTGCGACCTCTTCGTAGCCGCGCGTAAATCGGCGCAGGCCTGCGGCGGTCTTCCAACCGTACAGCACCGCCGTCCAGAACTTCTGCCAGGGGTCGAGCAGGATTGGCTCCCGCGCCAGCGGCCCCTTGATGTGAACGAAGAATCGTTCGATGAACTGGATTACGTGCCAGGCCGCGGCCGTGTCGAATTGCAGGCCGCGCTTCGCCCCGTCAATCAGGTCGCGGTAATGTCGCTCGACGGCGAGGTAGACATACTCGCCAACAACAATTTCGCCGCGTAACACGGGCAGGCCATATGCCCTGTCCCATTCCTGCAGCGATTCTGCCGGCGGTGTCAGGCGGTCAACTTGCTTCCGCGTGCGGCGCGCGCGATCACGGCGGTCCGTTCGGCGCGCGCGTGCTCCAGGAGATCGCCGAACAGGTCGTCCTGCATCCCCTCGTCGCCCAGCTTCGCCCTCGCCATCACCGACGACGGGAGTGTCAGGCAGCTCTCCGGCAACCATTTCAAGAGCTCCCCTTTCAGCGTGCGCGTCACGAAGTACAGCTGGTGCGGCTGGCTATGCCCGTTCGGCGTGACCACCATGAACGAGTTGTTGTTGCCGGCTTCGAAGTTCTGCAGCTCGGCTTCCGCGCGCACCCAGCGGATGAAGGTTTTGCATACGACGGCGATTGCAATGCCGGCGGTGAGGTGCGGCAGACCTTCTTCGCGTAACGCTTGGCAAATGTAGTCCCACACCTTGCGCTCGGTCGGCGAGAGCTTTGTGCCCGGCGGTGGCGGCGGCGAACGAACAGCCTTACCACCGGCGGAGGCAGCCGGAAACTGCTCGTCGGGCGTACTGTCGCCCAGCAGCGTATCTAGCGGGTTCATAGAGCGTTCCTTTCGGCGAATCGGCCGAAAAACGTAGCAGGCTGTCAGATCGGCGCTCTCACAGCCTGCTAGTGAGACCCCCCCCCTATTCCAAAATCGACCGTCTACAAAACCGGCCTGGACGGACGGTCCCGGGCGCCTCGGCCCCCAGACTTTCGACACCCCCCACCCCTCGGCGGCGGCGCACCAGCCGTGCGCCGCCGCGCTCAGCGCCGCGATCGCGGCAGCAGGAAGGCACCGGCGACCCATCGGGCAGTCGGCGCACTGGATGCGTCCTTGGGCTTCGGCTTGCGTCGCTCGCGCAGCGTCTTCGCCTTGTGGCAATCGACGTTGATCGCACGCAGGTTCTCTTCGTCGTCGGTACCGCCTTGCGCCTTCGGCACTCGGTGGTCGACTTCCGTCGCGAGGCGCACGCGACCCAGCGCTTTGCACTCATCGCATTCGCACAGGCCACCGGCCCGTGCGAGGATGCGCACCCGGATGCGGTCCCATTCGGCACCGTAGCCTCGGGCATGCCGCGAGCCGCGCTCACTGTCGGCACGCCAACCACCGGCTGGGCGCCGATGCTTGTCGCAGTAGCCCGGCTGCGCGATCGTCAGACCGCAACCGGCTTGCCGGCAGATCGAGGATGGGCGTGCTGGCATAGTGGGCGCAGAAATGAAAAAAGCCCGACCGGTTTAGGGTCGGGCTTTGCGTTTGGTAGGGACGTGCGTCGTCCCACGGGGCGGAATATAGGCTTGCGATTTGACGATGTCAACACTCCATCTCAACTTCGACGCCGCGCCGATGGAGAATTGGTCGCAGCGATACCTTGGCCTGGGCGTACACCTCATGCTGGCGAACCGGCGCGCGCGGGTTCCGCCACACCTCCGGCCCACGACGGTTGCGCATCTGCACACGGATGGCGAGTTGGTAATCGCCGGACAGCTCGTCAATGCACGCGTCGAGTTGCTTCATCTGCCACGCACACACGCTGTCCTCGAGGATGGCATCGGTGCTTTCCCATTGCCGTGAACTGCCGGAGGCTGCGCACGTCTTGTCGACCGACGAATATCCGCGCGTTGTGCTGTACGTGCACTCCCACAGAAACCAGTCGTACAGCAGATCGTCGAGTGCGTCGTACGGGTAGCCCTGCAACGCGGATGCACGCGGCGGTGCTGGATTAGCGGTGTACATGCCCTTTCCCCCTGTTAAGGCCAACCATGGATTTGATCTCGCTGAGCCCGCGCTCAGCTGCTGCAACCGACGGCGGCGCGCCGATGTGCGCGGCACCAGGGATGGGCGGCAAGTGTTCCTCCGACGCGACGGCCCACAGTTGCGCCCATCGGTCGTGAACGTCGGCCCACGGCTGGGCAAGCGTCGCTGCGCCCGCGCGCACGGCGGCCCAGAACACCGCGCGCGAACTCCAGGCGTCGGTGCCGGTCGCCCGACGCGGCATCTGCTCAACGGCCTCGGCGAATGCTTGCTCTGGCGTCATCGCGTGCCTCGCGGCTTAACGAGCTTCCGCATCCGGGCAACCGTCAGCGAACCGACCGGCGTAGCGCTCACGGCTACCGGCACTTCGCGCTGCCGCTCCACGAGGGACGCCACCGCACTCGCCTGCTTGCGACGCTCGGCCACTCGGTCGGCGTGCTCAGGCAGCCAGCCCGGCCCGCTCGCCCAGCCGACAACGCTCTCGAAGAACAGCCACGGGCGCAGGATCTGTCCGGTATCCATCGCACCATCCCATTCGTCGAGCACGCGCTGGCGCACGCCGTGCGGAAGCACAGAAAGCTGGTGCGCCACGGCCGCACGCTCATGCAACGGAATGCGTCGCGGCCACGCCAGCACGGGCGACCACGCTGGCTCCGCGTCATGTTGACCCTCTGCAAGCTGGCCCGCAGGGCCATCCCCTACCGCATCCGCGTCTCGCTCACGTTGCTCCGAGAGCTGGTGCCGCTGCGTCGCGTCGCCCTCGCGCATCACTGCATCGACCGGAGGGCTTGGGGTGTTTTCTCGCTCGTCCTCCTCCGTCGAATAGGAAAAGGAAGGTGAGGAAGGATTAGAGGTTTTACCGGGGTTCGGATGTGTGTCGGCTTTTCGCAAACTTCGCGATGTGGATAACCGCCGCGCATCCGCGCCAGTATTGGGCTGCTTCGGCTTTTTCTCCCCTCTCGCGCCCCCTCCGGCTTTTTTCTGGACACACGAATCCGTCCGAGCCAACAGCATTCGAAATTTCAGGATCAGCCCCTCGCTGACACGACGTAGCAACCCGCACTTTTCCAGCTGGTCAACGCGCCGGCGCAGCATCTGCTCAGTGGGGCGGAAATGGCGAACGCCTGGCCGGCCAGGGACTTCGCAGTCTTCACGCAGGGCTTGCCACGACACTGCCTTGTGCGGACCTCCCACCACGCCAGTTCGGAAATCCATGCAGCGGCGCAGCGACAGATACAGGCGGCACGCGAGGTGGTCGACACCAGCGAGCGCTTGCCACTCCTCGCTGGTGATTACGAACGCGGCGCTCATGCGAACACCACGTCAATATTCGGTTGCCGCCGTGCCGCGTAGACGCGAAAGCCGTTAGCGAAGCCCGCGCCCCACGCGAGCGCGTGCTCAGTCCCGTCGGTATATGGGCAAGCATCGCGTGGCAGGCCTGCGAAAAACGCTGCCCTGCCCTCGTCCTGCACCGCGTGGATTGGTGCAATCGGATAATCCATGTGGAACCTCATCTATGGCCGCTATCGGCCTCACAAAGCACGTCGAACGTCGCGAGAAATTCCTGCGACGTTGCGGCGCTGATCTGGTTGCGATATGCGGCGCGATCGGCCGCAGTAGGAATGGCGCGCCATTGCTTGGCGCACGCCACGGACAGCGATGAAGACTCGCCGGCCGCGTTGAACGAAAAGAACACCTCGCCAAGCGACCACTGACATTTGGTCAGCAAGTGCTCGGCAAACAGAATCAAGGGGGACTCGCCGCGGTGGCGCACCACCAGGCGGATGTGGTGCCACGCGCAGCACTGCTGCGTGGGCCGGTCACAGGCAAGGCCTGCGGCCACGCGGGCCGGTTTGCAGCAGTTGAATTCGGGGCCGAACCGCAGCCCCTGTGTATTTGCGCCAGCCTGCCGTTGCGTCATGCAGCGACTTGCCCTGGTCGCCAGCCTGCAGGCCGATCGAGGCGCCAGCGCGCTCCGCGCAGCGACATGCTCAGCTCGGCCGCACTGAATAGCTTGTCGGTGTACCCACGCAAATCACCGTCGCCGCGTCGACGTGGACCGCTGACATGTAGTGCCTGGTAGTGCCGGATACAGCCGCCGCACGTGACGATGCGCGGGTTGTGTGCCATCAGCCAGGCCATGACGCGCTTGACGGCGCCGCCAGTAAGGCCGAACAGGCGGCCGATCTGCGTTTCGCTGAATCGCTCGCCGGCATTCTCTTCGAGGTGCACCTCGATTTTCTTGCGCACGTGGCGCTCTTTGCGCGCTTGAGCGGCGAGGGTCGACTTGGTCGTTGCCATCTGGCCTCCCCTTAGCGCTTGCTCGACTGCGCCTGAGCCTGCGCGCGAATCGCGGCATGCCAGCTTGCCAGCGCTGCCTGTGCACGGAAGAAATCGCCCTCGATCGCTTCGAGCTCGGCTTCTGTTATGACGCCATCCTCTGCAGCACGCGCGACCGTCTCAGCAACGTTGCCAATCTTTGCCATCACCTGGCAGACGGTGCGCGCGGGATTCGGGTCGTGCGGATCAGCCTCGGGGATTTCGACTGCCACGCGGCCGTGCCGCCAGCAAAGCGCATCAAGCGGTTGCATTGCTGCATCGACGCGCGCCTCCTCGCAGAGCTCCAGCACCAGCGAGAAATCCTCGAGCGTGACATGGTGTGTGTCGATGCCCGGACGGAGCTTGTTGCGCAGAACGTTCGGCGAAATGCGCTTGTTCAGGCGCGCCGACAACGCATCGGCCAACCCCTCGATGCCACGGGGATATTTTCGCGCCGCGTTATACAGCGCTTCGTGTTCGCTTACATCGGAATACAAATGGGTCACGGTAAACCTCCCTCAATTCGACCGTTTTCATGCGCGGGGCCGGCCACTACGATTCAACTCATCGACCGCACGCGATCCACTACAGGGCCTCGCCGGCTAGTGCGCGGTGCCCCCATTGACTGCGGCGTTGCCGGTAAGCACTGCAGTCAGCTGGGGGCTGAGGTACAGGCGCGCCGCGGCGGCGACAACGCGATCTTCGAGACGTGGCGGCAGCACTGCGGGCCACTGGGAGAGCGCTTGTGTTGTGACGCCGATTGCACGAGCTGCTGCAACCGGTGTCCCTCCGAGGATTCGGATCGCGTGCGATTTCTGCATGCGGCGGATTAAAGCATTCTTTCGGAACACCATCAACCATTCTTTATCCCTACGTAAGTATGCTTTACTCATGAAAGGAACCTACGGCGATCGCCTTCAGCACGCCCTCACCATCGCTAAGCGGACTCGACAAGAGCTCGCCGCCGCCCTGCACATCTCTGAACAGGCGGTCGGGCAGGTGTTGCTGGGCAATACGAAGGCCCTGGTTGCCGAGAACTCCGCACGCGCTGCACGATTCCTCGGCGTGGACCATTTCTGGCTCGCCACCGGCGAAGGCGAGCCCGTGGCGACAGCCTCCACACCCACCCCTTCATGGCCGTTCTCGCGGATTAGCTTGGTTCGCGTAACGCAATTGCCTGCGGAAGAGCTGGCGTTCGTAGAGGCAAAGTTGGAATCGGAGATCGAACGCGCAGAGGAACGGGCTACTGCAGCCAGCACCAAACGGAGCGCCGACGCGTTCCCAGACGCGGGGACTGCCCCGGCCGATGCCTACTTGGTGAACAAGTGGGAAAAGCCCCCCGCAAAGCGCCGTAAGAAAAACGCCGCCTAACCGCAACACCCGCTTCGTGCGGGTTTTCTTTTGCCTGTTGCCGGCCCAAAGAATGGGCAGTTTTTGCCTTTGGGCACGAACGCCTGCGAGCCGACTCCCTTGCGGCGCCTTGCCCAGGGCCGAATCGCACGCAGAATGGGCAACGTCATCAGCTTCCCGGTGGACCGCCGACACAGCGTCGCGCGTACCGTCACAGACCACAGTTCCTTAGAGACCGCTTACCGGCGAGACCTGCTAAGGGCGCTCGAGATCATCACAACACACGTCAAGTCAGGCGACTACGACGGCATCGTCGCGGTGCTTCATCCAAGAAGCACTTCAGCGGCGCCTGTGATCGCCGTAGGTGGGCACTACAGACACGATCTTAGGGAAGCGGCTAACGCAAGCCGCTTTGCACTCCTGTCTTTGCAGCGCCACCTACAAGACCTCCCCTCGGACGCACAGAGCGGTTCCCGTAGCGAATAGACACGCGCAAAAATAAAGCATGCTTGATTCTTAAAATAAAGCATGCTTTACTTCGTCCTGTTCAAGCACAGGAGAAATGTCGTGCGTCTCATCCGCCAGCTTCCAGGTTTCGTGAAGTACACCGTCGCAATCTTCGTGGCGCTCGCATTCCATGCATTCGCACTACACCTCGATGAAGAGGCACAACGCGATGCGCGCGCGCGCGTGGCAACTCCGCGCGGCGTATGAGGTCGGCCATGACGAAGAGATACCCGACCTTCGAAGAGCGCTGCGCCCTTCCACTGTTGCAGCAAGCCATCCTGCACGAAGAGGAACGGCATCAAGCCCGCATGTCAGAGATCAAGGCGATGGCAAAAGCTCTGACTGCGCTGCAGCTTGACCGCGCGGCCATCGAGCGGAACGGCTATCGCCTTTTCGGCGAGAGCATTTCTCGCGATTTCTCAAGTTCCACGCTCCGTTACAGCGGGCATATGGGTAGCGATGAGGTGAGGCTTGCCACCGCACTGCTGCGTTCAGGATGGCGCGTGATCGACCGCGATTGCGGCCCATACCCAAGCCCGACGTTCCGCAAAGGCCGCGTGAACCTCAAGATTTCGTGCACCCGCGAAGGAGCGCTGGAAAAGGCCGAAGCAGCTGCCGCTCATAGCGTCCCGAAGGAGCCGGCATGAACCACCTTACGCCTTCGTTCGTTGATCGGCTCGCCCAAAGCCATCTGTCCACGCGCCCCGTACTCGCATTGGCCGTCCTTTTCGTGCTGTTCGGCCTCGCCGGTGCAGTGGCGCCCGAAATCACCAACCTGCGATGAGCCGCGTGCGCTTTTCTCGTGCCGATCTGATCGCCGAGTTCCTACGCGTGCGCGGTAGCGGCCGCGCCGAGGAGCAGGTCGACATACCGGCCATTCGGCGACAGCTCGCACGGTCACTGCGCGCGCACCGCAGGGCGCATCGCAAAGCCCCACGCCCCCGCTTTTCTCCCGCCGTTGATCTGAAAAAGCTGCAGGCCAACGACCTCGACTAACCCAACAGGAGCACCGACATGCTGATCGGACTTGCCGGCAACGCCGGCGTTGGAAAAGACACGGCCGCAGGCTACCTGCGCGCTGCCCACGGGTTCCGGCAGATCGCATTTGCCGACCCAATCCGCGCGATGTTGCTGGCGGCGCTGCCGCTGGAGCCGAAGGACTTCGAACACGGTCTGAAGGAAGAAATTCTGCCGGGCCTCGACAAGTCACCACGTCAACTCATGCAGTCGTTGGGCACCGAGTGGGGCCGGCGACTTGTCCATCCTGAGATTTGGGTACGCCTAGCCGAAGACAAGGTGCTGGCCGAGCACGTCACGCTCGGGCGCGCGTTGGTGATCTCTGACGTGCGCGAGGAGAACGAAGCTTCGATGATCCGCAAGCACCGTGGCGTGATCGTTCATCTTCGTCGCAACGCTGCCCGCCGCGTTGTCGAGCACAGCAGCGAGCTGGGGATTGCGGTGTGCGTTGGCGATTGGGAAATTCGAAATGACCGTCGTCCCGAAGACTTGTTCGACGAGCTCGACCGCCTTGTCGAGGACCAGCATTTCGCGCAGGTGCAGGGATGAGCGCCAGCACCGCCCTCCTCGAGCAGCGCGTCTCCGCGCTTGAGGCCGAACTCGCCATCTGGCGCGCCGCTGCAGTTGCAGAGGACGACTACGCCAACTCTCGCGCCCCGGCGGGCAGCCTCGCGGAAATGGCGCTTTACCAGCGCCTGCAATCCGCCATCCAACAACGTGCACCGCTGCGCACGGCCGCAATCAACGCAGCGAATGCGCGCCCCAGCCTGCGTGCTGCTGCCTGACCCACCCTTTACCAGGAGCCCCCATGTTCACCGAACTCCACCAGTTGGCGCGCGCCGCGTCGCTGCTCATTTCCGTCGCCGCCGAAGGCGACAACCTCCGCGTAACCGTCAACGCCACCAGCACCAGCAAGAACGGCCCGGGCGTGCACCCGTTGGTGCTGGTGGGTACGCCCCAAGAAATTGACGAGGGCTTTGCCGAGGCCGTGCAGATTTTTGAGCCGAGCGCGCTGCCGCTGCTCGACCAGGCCCGCGCCGCCGCGAATGCCAACGGCAAGAAGGGAACGCCTGCACTCGAAGCGCCGAAGGCGGCCTCCAAGAAAACCCAAGCCGCCGACACGCCGCCGAAGCGCGGTCCCGGCCGGCCAACCAACGCAGAGAAGGCAGCCGCCGAGGCCGCCAAGAAAGCAGACACGGCGGGCAGCGAGGCGCCGCCGACCGAGACGCTGGACGGCACCGACGCAGAGACGCTTGCCGTCGACCCGCGCCAAATGTCGCTCGTCGATTCTGATGGCGCCGACACCTCGGGCACCGGCGACGCGCATGCCGCCGAACCGGCCAGCACTGACCCGCGCGACACCGGCCTCGACCTCCCGATCTGACAGGAGCGCCACATGCAGACCACCCAACTGACCCGCGAATTCCGCTACAACG